GGTCATATTGATTCACGAGCTTATACCCATGCAGCTGGTACTGCTTCACTTTCCACTTCCGTTTCGTTCTGACTTCCTTGTGTGTTTTCGGGTGGCGCAAGATGTAGATCATTCCTCTCCCTCCAATGCTTGTAATGCTTGTTCGGCTTTTCGGAGTGCATATATATCACTTGACGCATCTCTAATATCTTTAAAGATTTCTTTGCACCGTTCAATTTTAGCTTGCGCTTGTCGGAGTTGTTGTTGTAAATTCATCTTTTCTATTGCATAATCAGTAACTACAGAAGCATGTGTTTTGTTTTCTTTTTTTAACCGTTCAATATCCTGTTCCAACCGCCCCACTTTCTCCGCTTGGGAAATAAGCCAATTCACATCCCCAACTTCAAGAAATACATCGTCACATATTTCACCCATTGAAAGAAAATCATCAATTTGGTTAAAAACAGTATTTTTTATCTTACGTAACCGCTCTTTATCGTTCATCCCTCTCCCACCTCACATCACTACCTTCCATCCTTTCCGGATCCGGCTGTTCAACTCACACTTTTGCAACGGCTCGTATCGGTAGACAGCCTGTCCGTCTTCGCGGCGATATAGCAGGTGCCATTTCAGCCGGCGCTTGCGCTTACTCATCGTATACATCCTTTTGCAATTTTTGGAGGGCGTACAGCCTCAAGGCCCGAAGTTCCCGTGTCGCATCTACCCAACTTTCCTCTCTCCGATCTTTCTGTTGGCACAACTCGTTGACTTGCTCTTTCAGTCTTTGTATTTCATTTTCGAGAACAAGGATCTCTTTATGTAGTTGCTCCTTGTTCGCCATCACCGTTTCAAATAGCTCTTTCCAATGCTCGACTTCCTGTTTGAGAAGTTCACATTCCCGCTCTTTTTCCGTCAACAACTTGTGTGCATGAATCGCCTCTCGTTTGAGCCATTCGATGCCGGCCCCTTCTGTTGTATCTTCAGTGATCGTTTCGCTATCGGTCGGCTCATTCTCTGCCGTTTCTTGCGATTCAGTCCCTTGTTGTTCCGACTCTTTTTCCAATTGAGCGATCTTCTCCTTCCGGAAGCTCTTCCAGCTATACAGCTGTTGTTTCGTAATGTTCTTGATTGCAGCGATCACGGCATCGCTGAATCCCTGGCGACGTAAATCAATGTATTCCTCCACAGTCAAGTCGATTTTTTTGTTAGACATGTCTTTCTCCTCCTTCACGCTTTCGCGATCTTTCAAAATATCATCGAGACTCTCTCCGTTCCGCAATCGCTCCAGCTGTTCCGGTGTCAGCTGATACGTCCTCACAGTCGTATCGATATTGTGCGCCCGGCGGCCAAATCGCGGTTCGCCGGACCGATACGGCGATATTTTTATTCTCACCGGCATCGAGGTCACCTCGCATTTTGTTTCGCGGTCTTAAAAACCTTGTCACGATCCTCAGCTGATCTCCAAAACCATCTCTTACCTTGTTTTTCATACCTCTCGAACCAGTGTGGCTCGAAATCTCGTCTCCATGTGTATCCAGCTCGCGCCCGTCCGTCCTTGTACAGCTCAGCATGCACCCAAACGTACTCGTCATCACGCCGAATGATCGCCGAATAATCTTCGCACCATCCCCAATCAAACGTTTTGGCGTATCCAAGCACATCCCAGCTGGGAAAACGCTTTTGTATGCTGTTCAATATGTTTGTATCTGCCGTCTGCTCATCATCAACAAAATCGAAAATCGTCAGCTGGTTCATTTATTCCCTCCTTTCGGGAGCAGAAAGAACTGCTCCCTTTGTTTATTTAACAGTTCTTAATACTCGGTTTTCTCCATGTTCAATATCATCCAACGTCATCTGATAATCAGCTTCGCGGACTGCTTCTTCAAAATAAACGCCTGCCATCTTTACAACCTCCCAGCTTATTAGATTGATAGAGCTTGTTAATGATTAGTCATGCAACCTTTGCATTCTCGACCGATGCCCATTCTGTCACTTTTGTCTTTCCAAAACATATCAAGTGGCAATATCCGTCCACATCTGGAACAAACTCTTTTATGTCCTTCCTGAGCCTGGCTGATACCGATAAAAATTTTGGGATCGTCCTTTACTATTTCCCAGTCCACCCTCCTAATACAAAACCAACGATCATCAACATTAATGGCTTCTTTGATAGCATCACAGATGAAATCAATAAAGTTAATCGCGTCAAATCTGTGATTGGGCTTTTGAATAAAAATATCGATCCAAACTTTATCTTCATAGAAATCAATATCACTAGTTTTTCTTTTTAGGATGGTTGTTAGCCCATTAACTATTTCCCTGCGCTGCTTTATTCGTTGTTTCACTCCCGTTTGATCATTCGTGGTTACTGAGTTTTTAGAATAAAAGTTTGAAAACGGGATAGCTGTTTTAAAAATCGTAGATGCTTTAGGTTCTTCTGTTTCCCATTCCCAAAAAATCGATTGTTTGTTCCTTTTATTTATTTCCTTGCCTTTTTCAGCAGCAACCTGCTTATTGTTGGCCCTCATTCTACGAGCATATTCAGTGTGATATTTTGTCTTCTTTGCCCAATTACGTTTTCTTTGCTTTTCCCTCTTTTTGGAGCAGGATTTACAAAACTTTTGTGTTGGAGATTTTCTAGTAATTAAGCTGCTGCACATGTGACACTGTATTTGTTTTTCACTCAATCACATCCATCTCCTTAATCTGAATTTCAGTACGAGGAGTTTCACTATAATACTTGCTAATAGAACAATCGATGATTTGAGAATCGTCTTTCCAAATTACGCCTGTTAATGCATCCTCGATCAGTTTCAAATAATTTGATACATCTGGCTTGCTTATTGGCCGTATCTGACCGGCTTCAGCTGCCACCTTTTTCTTTTTGCTGAAACTTTTCAAGGTAGGCTTGTACACCTTAACCTCAAGGGAAATCGGGCCCTCAATCAATTGTTCCGGCCGATGTTTCGATGCAGCCAATTTCAAATAATGCTTGAAATCTCGTGATTTCTTGGGATCATACATCCGAACGCGGCCATTCACCGTCGTCGCCCTTGGCCGTCCCTGTGCCACGGGCTCGCCATACACAATGAGCTTAATCATTCCTCATCCAACCTTTGCACGTAAAATGGTTGAGCATATTGCTCTTGTAGCTGGCACCGTTTCTTGTTTTTGTACGGGTGTTCGAAATCAATTTTTCTGATGCAATAGGTCTGTGTGATCGTCGTCCGTCTTTCCACGTTCGATACATGGATACGGCAAGTCTCCCCTGCAAAATGTTTGCATACCGGGCACAGATCCGGTTTGTACCGAACCGGCATGTTCTCGTACTCTACAATTCTCGTCCGCTTCATACGTCATCACCTAACGCCTTCCGCAATACATACTCAACATACGTCCGTGTTCCAGCACCGCCGTACTTCATCCGCCCAAGCGCCTCTCTAATTGCCTGCTCAAGTTCATTGACCCGCTCTTGCAACTCCTGCATACGCGCGCATTCCCAACATCTGATTCTGCCGTGATGGCATGTGTCCATTTTCTATCACCTCTCCATACGCTTCATTTTCCCTTCTGAGGCGTTTTTCTCGCTCTCGGGTATTTCCTATTACCCTAGCAAGAAAAACGCCGTACGGGGCAAAATACGCGGTTTGCTAGCGTTCTAGTTTTTGAGTGGCCAGCAACCATCGCAACGTATAGTAGTCCAAATCATAGACGGGTGTGCCTTCATACTCCGTGATCCCCATCTCGATCAGTTGCCGAATCATCATTTGCCGTTTGAGCTCCTGGGTGAGTTGAACCTTTTCATAGAGAATGCCCAACGCGATCACCTGCATCCCAAACAATATCCTCTGCGAACCCCAATCGCTCACAAGCTTCCGCCAGGCGTTTGCGCCACTCTCGCAGCTTTGCCTCCTCTTCCCTTCGCACCCTCGCTGCGTCCTCGCAGTCACACGAGGCCACCAGCCACGCTCCGTTCATCACTCTTGTGTATAGCCGCCCCGTTCCATCGCACTTCACACACA